CCGGCATCGAGCCAGTGCTGCTCCACCGCGCGGATACAGCTGCATAAAAAAAGAGGGCGCGGTAACGCCCTCTCGGCCAGGATCGACCCCGGCGTCGATACAGTGGAAACCCGTGGCCACGGAACAACAAGCCACTGTATCTGTACTCATTTTAGAGGACGGCGGGTGTTTTTACAATGAAAAATACAAACAAACGTTCGCGAATAGATGCAGACCCACTTTTGCAACATGAGCTGGCTGTAATGGAAGGCTTGATTGAATCGAAGGCGCAGTATCGAAAAATCATCAAAGCTGCAATCGCTCGCTGGGTGAAAGATTTCCAGGATGGGAGAGTAGAGATCCGGACGGTAGACGATTTGCGGAAGCTGATTGAGATTGATTTAGAATTGCAAAAAGATCATTTTTGATTCCGTTCTTTTTCAAGTTGTTCAATTGCCGTTAAATGTTGTTTTAAAATGCTTTTTCTATGGTCAAGTAAAAGAAAACGAATGGCAGCCATTGTAAAAAAAATCATCGACACAACAATGACGGTGGAGTAAGCATCCATGCCTTTGCTAAAACTAGTAAATGTTTCGAGAATGCTATTTTGCCATGAAGTAAAATTGCTGTTTTTTAGTTCATCATTATTATTCAAAAATGTTAAGGTGGCTGTATTTACTGTGGCTGCAAATGCCATCATAGCAATGACCAAGCCAAACAGTAACTTGGATATTAAATCGATAAGGTGTTCCATGATATCTTTTTCAAAATGTCGAGATTTAACATAAAGGATCGATTGTTTATACTCTTCTTTCTGAAGCGACCTGTATTTTTTATACAAGTCCAAAATCTCTTTACTTTCATCAAACGAGAGAACTGACCTCGTGCTTTTTCCTATCGGTTTATTTAAGGTAGAGAGAAAGCGATATGAAAAAAAGAGCTCCAAAATTAAATATAAAAACAAAAAAATAAAAACAGACCACAACGGATGATTTGTTACGAAGGGATTGATTTGCATGTAGATTTTTCTCCTTAATTTACTTGGTTTGTATATTTATCGGTCTTTATGATTCTTCTGATTAGCTTTGGGGGTGGTGATGGTGTAGCATGGCCAGAGAGCGCAGTCCTAATCGCGATCGGGCAATGAATATGTGGTTGGAGAGCGGCGGAGCGATGAAGCTAAAAGACATCGCCGCCGCTCTTTCTATTGGTGAAAGCAAGGTTCGAAAATGGAAATCCTTAGACTGTTGGGAAGAGGTACTCAAAGGGAGCGTTCCATCTGATTCGAAAGGGAGCGCTCCACTTCGCGGCGCTCCCAAAGGGAACAAAAACGCGAAGGGGAACAACGGCGGTGCTCCGTCCGGAAACGCAAATGCCAAAGGGAATAGCGGCGGTGCCGGCGGACCGCCTGGCAATAAGAAAGCCGTTACGACCGGCGAGTATGAAACGATTTGGCTGGATACGTTGGAAGAAGGCGAACAGGATCTGCTTGATCTCGTCGCCACTGATCCGCTTCAGCAAGCGGACGAAGCGCTTTTACTCCTGACGTTGCGCGAGCGGCGTATGCTGATGCGAATAAAAGCCTTGGTGAATGGCCTGGGTGAGAAGGAGCGCAGCGTGCTTTATGAGTTGAAAACGGTCAAGGGCGCTGCTACGCTTAATGATGAAAAGAGCGGAGTGACGTACAACGTGCCATTTAAACGCGATGAGCTTGTCGAGTCCCGGATTGAGGAAAAGGAATTCCGGAAGATCGACGATATCATCGCGCTGGAAGAGGCGTTGACCCGTGTTCAGGACAAGAAGCTGAAGGCGATCGAGCTAAAGAATCGGATCATTGACGAAGAGAAAAAGGTACGCATCGAGAAGCTGAAGCTGGAAGTCAAAGGCTTGCGAGGTCCGGAAGACCAGGAGTTGCCGGATGACGGATTCTTGGAGGCACTTAAAGGCAATGTAAGCGAGGTGTGGGCGGATGGCGATGAAGCGTAGAATGGCGACGTTTCGTTGGAAGCCGATTTCGCGCAAACAGCATCAGGTTCTGAACTGGTGGATGGAAGGAAGCCCGCATGCCGATAAGGATGCGATCATCTGCGACGGATCGGTTCGGGCAGGCAAGACGGTGGCCATGTCGTTTTCCTTCATTATGTGGGCGACGCAGAGCTTCAACGGGCAGCAGTTTGGTATGGCGGGCAAGACGATCGGCGCACTCCGGCGCAATGTGATCGGGCCGCTGAAGCAGATTCTGCATGCCCGTGGATATACCGTCGTTGAACACCGAGCTGAAAATTACCTGACGATCAGCCGCGGCCGAAACAGCAATGATTTCTTCCTGTTCGGTGGGCGAGACGAACGCTCCCAGGATCTGATCCAAGGCATTACGTTGGCCGGCATGTTCTTCGATGAAGTCGCATTGATGCCGCGATCGTTCGTCGATCAGGCGACGGCTCGCTGCTCGGTAGAAGGCGCGAAGCTTTGGTTCAACTGCAATCCGGCCGGGCCTTACCATTGGTTCAAGCTTGAATGGCTAGATCAGCTTGAGCAGAAGCAGGCGCTGCATATCCATTTCACCATGGACGATAATCTGTCGTTATCCGAGAAGGTAAAAGAGCGGTACCGGCGGCTATACTCCGGCATCTTCTATAAGCGTTTTATCCTGGGACTCTGGGTACTCGCTGAGGGCCTGATCTACGATATGTTCGACACCGACAAGCACATTGTACCGACCGAAGACCGGCGGTATATGAGCTATTTTGTCGCGTCTGACTATGGGGCGCAGAACCCGATGACATTCGGCCTTTGGGGGTTGAGCAACGGAATTTGGTACAAAATCAAGGAGTACCATTATTCTGGCCGAGAAGCAAATCGACAAAAGGATAACGAGGAATATTATGGTGATCTAGTCGGGTTCATCGGCGATATCCCTATCAAGTCGATTATCATTGACCCTTCAGCCGCAGCCTTCATCGCAACAATCCGGAAGCACGGGACTTTCTCCGTTACGCCGGCGAAAAATGATGTCGTCGAGGGAATACAGGCGGTGGCCACGGCATTAACGGAAATGAAGATCCTGTACAACGACTGCTGCAAGGAGACATTCCGAGAGTATGCATCTTACATTTGGGACGCTAAGGCTGCTGATCGCGGTGAGGAGAAGCCGATTAAGCAGAACGACCACCAGATGGATGCAGACCGGTATTTCGTTTACACGATCGTTGCCAAAGGCTCCAACGCGTTGGATCGCTTGCGGCGTTTGCTGGGATAGAAGGAGGTGAGGAACCCTATGAGCAAAGCACAGTTGCGGCTGGATAGCATGCGATCAGAATATCGAACGGATTTCATGGTCGGCCACTCCAAAGGCTACGGCAAGGATAACTTGAGCCGACAGCAAGTGAACCTGGATTACCGGAGGCTCGGTCATGAAGAGCTTCAGGCGATGTATGCCGGCAACCAATTCGTTCAAAATATCATTGATATTCCGGCCGAGGATCTTACGCGGAACTGGATTGATATGAAAATGAAAGATGAACAGCTGCGAGAGCGTTTGCTCCGCCGTATGCGGGATTTGAATGCCAAAGAAGTCTTTACGGACATGCGTCGTTACGAGCGGCTGCATGGCGACGGCTTCGTGTCGATCGGAGCGCGCGAGTCGGCTCCATTCAGTCTATCCGATCCACTCGATCCGGCGAGGCTATTGGGAATCGATTACCTGAATGCTTTCAGCAGCTACAAAGTCGGCGGCATGTTCATCAACGACGACCCATTTTCGATCGATTACGGCCAGCTTGACAGCATCCAATTGAACCGCATGAGTGCAATCGGAAAGCGTCTTACTGAAGGCATTGTGACCGATCCGGGGCAAAACCGGGTCCATTATTCCCGGCTTTTCCACGATCAGACCCGACGTCTTGAGAATCGGCAACAAGGGCAAGCGGTTCTGGAGCCGTTGTACGATATCTTTACGGTGTTCGATACGGCACTTTGGAGCGTCGGACAAATCCTTTATGACTTTACATTCAAAGTGTACAGGTCGCCTGGACTCGGAACGATGGATAAGCATGAAAAGATGGAATTGCAGATGCTGTCGGACTTTGCTTTCCGGACCGGCGCGCTGGCCATGATCGATAAAGAAGAGGAGCTGACGAAAGTCAATTCTTCAGCAGCGGGCGTGAAAGATCTGCTCGATTTTGTTTGGGAGTCGCTGGCTGGTGCAGCCAAGATGCCGAAGAGCGTGATCAAGGGACAAGAGAGCGGGACCATATCCGGCGCGCAGTATGACGTGCTGAACTATTATTCCCGGATTGCAGCGGCGCAGGAGACGGAACTACGGCCGCTGCTGGAACGCCTGATCCGCTATCTACTGATCTGCGAAAAGCTGGATCCGGATGCGGTCGAGTGGGAGCTGGTCTTCAATCCGTTATGGAATGTCGATCAGGAAACGGACGCCAAGAT